AATCACATGGCAAGTAGAGTGGTCAATGTGTATGACGAAAATGGCACTCTGTTAAACACTTAAGTTAAGAGACGGTAGTAATGCCAATTGCGAAGAGTAAGCCATTAAAACTCAACAGTCCCGATCAAGGCGATCTAAAGAGACTTAGTAGTACAGAAGAAAATTACCTATCATATCTGATTGGACAACACTTCTGTGCGGATAGTGATGGCGACAATGAGATTGGAAATCTAACACTTACTAGTACTAATGCAAACACCGTAGGTTCGTTTGTTGATACCCTCATAAACGAACCAAGTGGAACGCATCCAACTTCTGCAATTACGTCAACATCAACTACGACTACTCTGTACCAAAAATACGGTACAGCGGACGAGACTGATTCCGACTTCACAAAACCTATTGCATACTACAACCCTCTCACAGACGGTAGTACCGATCTTGGTGCGGAAGGTGTTTATGAGATGGCGGATTCTGACATGAATCGTTTAGTCGATAGACTAAATGGTCGAATCGCGTTGTCCGATTATCTTGGATCTTTTAAACTCAGTAATAGTACGACATCGCCTGGGGCAGGATATGTCAAATTCATAGAAGACGTTTTTACAGATAATATCGAAGTCGATACGAATACTACAGACAATTTTTCTATCTGGAGAAGAGAGAGTCAGACTGCACCTTCGTCTATTACAGACAGTGATGGTAACACAACACTCCTATCCTGCATAAACAGAGACAGTGGTGGTAACTACCTCGGCATTGGTGTGATGTCGGATCGTGCGATAAAAGTTTCTCTTGGACAACGTGCAAAGACTAGACGTTCTGCTTCTGATGGGATTGGTTCATATGTTTTGAGATCAAGTTCTCAGGGTGCACCTTCTGGTAGTGGTAGTTGGAGAGCAGTGGGTTCTGCGACAAACCGTAGAAGAGACCTAATTCAAACTTCGTATACTCGTACCAGAAACTCCACGTATACCAGAGACAGACAGTCAACCTATGCGGGAATTTATAACAGAACTAGAGTATCGAATTACACTAGGAATAGAACGTCCACATATTCTAGAAATTTCGTAGGCGACTTTGTTGCGACTTATCAAGGCAACTACATTGCAAACTTTATAGGTAACTATTCTCGTGGTTTCGTAGGTAATTACTCACGTAATTTTGCGGGTAACTATATTGGAGACTTTATTGGTAACTATCAAAGAGGGTTTGTCGGTAACTATACCGGAGACTTTACTGGTAACTACGCCCGTAACTTTCTTACGGGGTATTCCCGAAACTTCACTCGTGATAGGACATCAAATCAGACCGCTGTAAGAACGCAGACTCGTACCTCTTCATATTCTAGAACTTTCTCTAGGGTAAGAAGTTCAGCGTATACCAGAACGAGGACTTCTTATTACTCAAGAAATAGTGTTGCAAATAGAAACTCTCAGTACAACAGAACCTCTACACGTACTAGGTATGAATACTACTCTCGTTCTTTTGCGGGTAACTACGCACGTGCGTATACCAGAGATCGTCAACAAACTAGACACTCGACTTATAATAGAACCTTTATAGGTAACTATTCCCGTAACTATACACGGTTCTTTACTGGAGACTACACAAGAAACTCTTTTTATAACAGAACGGCATATTACAATCGGTTTCGTCCGAATCCAAACTGGGATCCTTGGAATGCAGCTCAAGGCCCCATATATTACTTAGGAGTCTACTCCCGAAATATCGCAACGGAAGGGCCTCTGTCATATAGTAGATCGTTTACCGGAAACTATTCAGGTAATGCACCGAACTACAGTAGAACTATTGTTTCGATTGGTCCACCTTGGCAGTGGAACTGGATTGCGGGCGAGTTCCCATCAGTCTATACTAGAACTTCACAATATACAGCGGCTTTCCAAAGAGTTCGTGTAGAAACTTATAACGCGAATTTTACCAGAAACCGAACCTCGAATTACGCAAGAGCGTTTACGAGAGATCGGATCTCATCGTATGCAAGACTTTTTGTCGCCAACTATATTGGAAACTATCAGCGAGTATTTACAAGAAGTCGGTCCTCAAATTTCTCACGTAATTTTGGGGGGAACTTTATAGGTGACTATGCGAGAACTTTCATAGGTGACTTCACTGGTAATTACTCACGTGATTTTGGGGGTAATTACTCACGTAACTTTACACGAAACAGGAATTCTGCATACAGTAGAAATTTCATTGGTAACTACACTGGGGACTTCTTAGCGAATTATATTGGTAATTACGCACGTAACTACTTTAGAGTAACACGGACATCTACATATACTAGAAACTCAACTAGAGATTCTCAGAGAACTATAGGTAGTGATTACACTCGAAATTCTACAAGAGACTCGACTAGAGTAAGATCAAGTACTTACACTAGAACTCGAAGTTCTACGTATACTAGAGACAGTACCGTTGGTCCTTATACAAGAAACAGGAACTCAAATTTCACGGCAACTAGAACGTCCTCATATTCTAGAGATTTCATAGGCGATTATACTAGAGGATTTTTAGGAGATTATATTGGCGATTATGCAAGAGGGTTTATTGGAAATTACTCTCGAACCTTCACTGGTAACTACACAGGTGAGACTGTCGGCAGTTCAACGGAACTTATCGAAACGTATACCTTGTATGTTAAATATGCATAAATACTCACAACAGGAGTAAATATGTCATCTAACATACCATTGAAATTAGAGGGAACCGCAGGCGATCTGCAAGAGATGACCTCTGGTGAGGAGAACTACATCTCTTATATCGTCGGTAAGGATAACCTTGCCGCGACTACTGGTGTGTCGGATTTAACTCTAACATCTACTGGTAACACCTCTATTGGATCGTTCGTTAACACCTTCTACAACGAAGCGGTGGGAACTCACCCAGCGTCTTCAATTACTTCGGGGTCAACGACTACAACAGTATATCAGGTTGCGGGAACAGAATCTCCGGACACTGGTAGTCTTCGTCCCATAGGTTACGCAACAGATGGCGGTTCCACTCCTAGTTTTTATGAGATGCCTGATTCTGATCTGAACGTTCTTGCGCGTCGAGTAAACTCACGTATTGCAACTTCGGACTATCCGGGCATCTACAAGTTAGCGACTGCCGCACCTAGTGGTGACTATGCAGTAAAAGTTTCTAACGTATTTACGGATACACAGACAGACGGTACTACAACACAATATAACATCTATCAAAGAACCGCAATGACCGCACCCACCACAGTCAGACCCGTTGGTCTTAGTGGTGGCGATCTTAAAGAGATGGCGGACAGTGACATCTCAGACTTGATAGGACCTTTTGTGCGTACACTTCGTGCAACGTCTGGAGAAATAGGATCATACCAACTGAGATCCTCATCACAAGGTGCACCAACAGATGCGGGTACTTGGACTTCGGTAGGAACTGCAACAGATACGAAGAAAAATATTGTTGAAACAAACTACACCCGAAACAGGAATTCTGCATACAGTAGGACTCGAAGTTCGAACTATACACGGACACGGGGTTCTACGTATACTCGCACGTCTCTTAGAAGCCGTGTCTCGAATTACGCTGGTGATTATGTTGGTAATTATACCAGAAACTTTATTGGTGATTACACCCGCGATTATCTGGGTAATTATATTGGCGACTTTATCGGGAACTACTCTCGCACCAGAGTATCAACATACTCTCGAACCAGAATAACAGACTACGCCGGTAACTTTATTGGTAACTACTCCAGAACTAGAGTATCCAATTATACAAGGGATAGTCAAAGGACTTCGGTTCGCACCAGAGTCTCTGCGTACTCCAGAACCAGACCTTCTACTTACCAAAGGGATAGAGTGACCAACTTTGTCGGTGACTTTATTGGTAACTACACTCGCAATAGAATATCCAACTACACAAGAACTCGTGTGTCATCTTACGCTGGGGACTATGTTGGTAACTACGCACGTAACTTCCTTGGTAACTATAACAGAAATTTCTTGGGTAACTATCAGAGAAGTTTTGCCGGTGATTACGTAGGTAACTATACTAGAAACTCAACTAGAGATTCTCAGAGAACCAGAACTTCTACCTACACTCGAACGAGTACACGTACAAGACTTTCAACATATACTCGAACGAGTACACGTACAAGAAGTTCAGCGTACACACGAAACAGTACCAGAAACCGTGTATCTAACTATCTGGGTAACTACAACAGAAACTTCGCTGGTAATTACGTAGGTAACTATAACAGAAGTTTTGTGGGTAACTACGTAGGTAACTTCCTTGGTAACTACGTGGGTGATTTTGTTGGAGACTATACTCGACAAGGTGCATACGCTCGCGCATATGCGGGTGACTATCTGGGTAATGTCAACTACGTAGGTAACTACGCAGGAACCGTAAACTATCAACGTACTCGTGCAACCAATTATCAGAGGACTAGTACTGCGCCTCTTGATTATACTCGTGCACGTCCCGCAACTTTAGATTATACACGTACTCGTGCAACCAACTACGCAAGAACTGTAGCATACACTCGTGCACGTCCTGCAACTTTAGATTATACAAGGACCAGTACACGTACAAGTACTGCAACTGGTAACTATACTAGGAACCGTGTAGCTACACTGGACTACACCAGAGATCGTCAGCAAAACTATGCACGTACTTTGTATTACACTAGAACCAGTACTGGATCGGCCTCATATACCAGAAACAGAGTTGGTTCACAAGGATACAGTAGAACACTTAACTACACACGTGATGTCTACTATTACAGATCGACTCCGGCTCCGTATGGTTCGGTGTATGGTAGAACCCAAAACTTCTCTCGTACACTTACGTACTACAGAAACGCAACGTTCACCGGAAACTACAGTCGTAACCTCAGTTATACGGGTGACTATTTCCGTCTCGTATACTACTTGGCGAACTTCGTAGGTAACTACACTCGTAACGCTACATATACCGGAGATTATACTCGTACATTCAGTTACGCTGGTAACTTTACAGGTAACTACACTCGTAGCGTAACCTATACTGGTAACTACGCTCGTACCATAAACTATACGGGTGACTTCGTTGGTAACTACACTCGTAACGTAACCTATACTGGTAACTATTTAAGAACCGGATCATATTTGGGTGACTACGTTGGCAACTTCGTGGGTGACTATGTTAATGAAAATGCGGTTGCCTATGCGGGAGACTACATCAACGAAAACGTAAATTACGTTGGTAACTATGCACGAAACTTCTATCGAACACTCAACTATCAACGTACCCGTGTAACCGACTATCAACGTACCCGTGCAACTGATTACACACGTACTCGCGTGTCTGCTTACAGTAGAACAAGTACCCGAACCAGAGTATCCGCTTATTCTCAAAACTACGCAAGGACTTTCGTAGGGGACTTCACTGGTAACTATGCGAGAAACTTCGCCGGTGACTATGTGGGTAACTACTCAAGAGGTTTCGCTGGTGACTATGTGGGTAACTATGCACGTAACTTCCTTGGTAACTATACTGGGGACTTTATTGGCAACTACACAAGAACTTCTTTGAGGACTCGTTATTCACAATATACAAGAACTCGCGTATCGTCCTATACTAGAAACAGATCATAAACCTACGCAAGAACCTCTACACGTACTAGTAACAGAGATTTCATTGGTGACTACACTCGTGGGTTCCTTGGTAATTACACACGGAACAGCGTCAATACCTTTGCGGGTAACTTTATAGGTGACTACGCCAGAAACTTTATTGGTAACTATACACGCAACTTCGAAGGTAACTACCTTGGTAACTATGTCGGAGACTATACACGTGACTTCGTGGGTAACTACTCAAGAGACAGAGTAACTATATTCACGGGTGACTTTATCGGTAACTATGCGAGAAACTTCATTGGAGAGTATTCAAGAAACTCAACCAGAGATTCGCAGAGAACCAGAACCTCAGCGTTTACTAGAACCCGAAATTCTGCGTACACTCGTACATCAACAAGAACAAGTACACAAACCTTCGCTGGAGATTACGTGGGTAACTACGCACGTGACTTCATTGGAGACTACAGTCGTGGGTTCATTGGAAACTATCAAAGAACTTTCGTTGGTAACTACACAGGTACAACCATCGATTCCGGTTCGTCCACAATCCAAACATACACGTTATATGTGAGATCCGCTTGACACGAATGATCTAGTGTTGTATAATAACACACTATATACTATTAATTTCGCCAATTAGGAGATTATGAAATGAGTTATAGGAAATGGCTTGACAACGCCTTCTGGGAAACCAGTGAAAAAGAAATGTTAAACTGCATCCTTGAGATGGAGGATGATGTTGGTCGAGTAACTCGACAAGTAATGAAGTTAAAAAAGACTGACTCCGAAGGAAACGAGAATCCGGACTTCGTTGAGGTTGTTGAATTCTTGGGTCAAGAACTCATTGACGAGAACACCGAAGAACGCAACGTTCGCAAGAAGAGAGAATCTGAAGAAGAGAAACAACGACAACTTGAACACGCTAAGGCGAGAAAGTTGGAAGAACTCTTCAACTACAAGTTGGAAGCCTTTGAGGTTCCGGAGATCAAAGACTCTAAAAACCGTCCTCTAAAATCTAAACTTCGTCGGGCAAAGAATAAGGTCGAAGTGAACCTATATGCAATTATGATCCTGATGGATGAACTCAAGAAGGCGGAAGAGAGTGACGGAGAAGAGTAGAGGTTTTGTAATTGTCGCATCTAAGAAAATTAATTTCTATAGGTACGCAATCAATCTGGCAGAGTCTATCCTTGACTATTACGAGGATGCGAAGATCACACTCTTTACTGAAGAGTGGATGTTCGAAGAGATCCATCGTGAAATCTTTGATCAAGTAATCTGGTGTTCCGATCACTACCGTGCAAAGTTATGGGGTATGGCGAAAACCCCATATGATCAAACGATGTACCTTGATGCGGATATGGAAGTCGAACATGAAGACATCCTAACCTGTTGGGACGAATTCGATAAGGGTGATGTAGTATTCTCCAAACTCACCGAAGAAAGAAGTTACACCTATGCAGAGTGGGAGTTCGACACACCGGAAGGAAAGACAGCGTTTACTTTGTGTGGTGGTATATGTCTCTATGATATGACCGTCCCTCTGGTAAAAGAATTCATGGATGACTGGTGGGATTTGACAAGGCGTCAAATGGATCATGAATGGTGGCCAAAAGGATACGCTGAGTCTCTTCGTTCTTGGGATCAGTTCTCACTCTGGTGGTTGACCACCAAAGAAGAGAAGTACAAGGACTTGAAGATCGGTGTCTTTGAAGACGATGTTCGTTGGAATTATTATAACGCATGGAACTGGGCAAGGACAAAACCCGAATCGGGTAAACCAGTAATCATTAGACATTACTCATGCGGTCTTGATAAGGATGGATATATTTTATGATGACAGACATACCTCTCCGGAACTCTGAGTTCCTAGAGATGTTGGAAAACTGTAGAAAACTGTTAACCGATGACGTAGAGGGTTTTCAAAAAAATCTTAGATATCACTGTGAGTCCGAACTTGATGACACCGAAGGTCAACGAGAGAAGTGGACCAGCGAAGATTATCTCAAGTATGTGGTTGAGGTTGAAGGTGATAAACATGAAGGGTTTCCTGATCACCTAGTTGGGTATGGTTTCAAACCACACCAACCAGATCAAAATGTCAAGTTGTTCAAACCTGGCCACGATCCAGTGTGGACTAATGAGTTCATCACTAAACTCTACGCGCACAATACAGATCTGGTAAATTTTCTTGGTGCAAAGAACAATGCGTTGTTCTGTTACTATCCGCCAGGCGGGTACATCTCATGGCATAACAATTGGAATGCGTCTGCATACAATTTGATATGTTCTTGGTCTGAGACTGGAGATGGGTGGTTCAAGTATCTTGATCCCAAAACAAGAGAGATAGTAACCATTCCGGACGAATCTGGTTGGCAGATCAAGGCCGGATACTTTGGTGGTCAACACGAAAAGGATAGGGTGTGTTATCATGCAGCGTCTACGGACTGTTGGAGGTTAACGGTATCCTTTATCTGGAACCACATGGAGAACTCACAAAACCTTCAGGACGATCTGTTATACGAAATTAGTTCTGAATAATCCGATTTCCAGTTTCCCGTTTATATAAATAAAAACATAGTATTCATCTAGGTTGGAAACTGGGAATGGCACACTACGAAGATATTATAATTGATCAGGGTGCAGACGTTGCAATCGAGTTAAATTTGGTGGAACAAGATGGTTCCAAAAAGAATTTGACTGGGTACAGCGCTGCCGCCAAATTGAAACGAAATTACAACTCTACAGATAGTGCAGACGTTATCGACTTCACATCTGTAATTGCAGATCCCGCAACTGACGGGGTTCTCATACTTTCCCTCACCAATAGTCAAACCGATGCATTGAGTTCTCGTGGTAGATATGTCTATGACGTAGAAATCTCGCATCAAGACTCCAATTCCAACACACTTATAGAAAGAGTACTACAAGGTAAAATATCAGTTTCACCATCTGTTACAAGGTAATTGATCGATGGCTATAAGAATACGTACAGGATCAAATACTGTAAACGTTGATAATGTTGCAACAAAAAATGTCACGATTGTAAAAAAGGTAACGGTTGGTAAACCTGTAAGAAAAGTTGATCCAAGGATAATCAACATTGATGAAATCCGTGGTATTGATACTTCAGGTAAAGTAGACGGTGACTCTCTCGTATGGAACGCAACTGAAGGACTTTGGAAACCTCAAAGGGTCGAATCCGCCGAGGAGGGCGCATTAACTCTCGACGAGTTGTCGGATGTAGATACATCCTCAAAAGTCAATGGAAGTGTGTTAATATACAACTCGACATCTGAGAATTTTGAAGCGAGTACGTCACTGGAACAACAGACTATTAACGGAGGCCAATACTAATGGCATCAATTATAAGAATAAAACGTTCTGGGACTAGTGGTAATCCCACAACGCTCGCGCAAGGCGAACTCGCGTATTCCTATTTTAATGGTGCCGGAGGGGATAGACTTTACGTAGGTACAGGGACAGAAACAAACGGAGATGCCGCAAATCATGAAGTGATCGGTGGTAAGTATTACGTTGATCTTCTTGGTGGTACAGGTAACGCTCCTTTCGGTACACTCACTGCGAATACCGCATTAATTGCAGACTCGAATTCAAAACTAGATCACCTGATTGTAGATAATATCGACCTAAACGGTGGTGCGATCACTACCACTACGGGCGGTCTGTTAATTGCACCAGACAACAGTAACATCAATGTTAGTGGTTCACGTATCCTTAATGTCGCAACTCCGATTGCGGATAGTGATGCGGTCAACAAATCATACGTTGATACACAGATTGCTAATGTATCGTTTACTATTGCGGATGACGCTTCAGACTCAGATACGTTCTCTTCTGTATCGGGTGTTCTCACGTTTGCGAGTGGGGTCGGTCTAACCAGTGTTGTAACTAATGACACGATAACCTACACCCTAGACGATACTGCGGTAACGCCTGGCAGTTACGGATCCGCAACCACAATACCAACGTTCACGGTAGACCAACAAGGCAGACTAACCGCTGCGAGTACCGTTGCGGTTGCAACAACACTTACCGTCAACAACCATGCGATTTCTATACTAGATTCAGATTTGACTCTGGCGGCGTCCGGTAATCTGACGGTCAGTTTAGATTCTGCGTCCAACACGTTTACGTACAATCTTCCGGACGGAGGTATCTCTACCAAGGGTGCGGTCTCTCTAGATTCAGCTGACTTCGATGTTTCTTCCGGACACGTCACACTAGAAGACACCGTAGTCAAAAACATTGGTACAGACGGTAGTGACGTAGGTGTAAGTGGTCACAAGTTTGACATTGTTGGTAATAGTATTCAAGGTACGAGTACCTCTGCTTCGGGTTCTACACTAACCGTTACCGTTGCGGATGCGGACTCTAATCAGAAGGGTGTTGCATCGTTCTTGGTGGATGACTTTACCGCAAACGGTGGAGACATATCTCTTGTTCAGTCCGTAATTAAGTCAGTACAGACGGACACTGGTTCTATAGTACCGAATAACCATACCATCGCCATCTTTGGTGGAGAGGGTATGGATGTCACCCACAGTGGTACGATTATCACAGTTGCGGGTGAGGATGCGAACGACTCAAATAAAGGTATTGCATCGTTCGATGCGAACGACTTTACTGTCACTGCGGGTAACGTGGTTATCGCTGCTGGTGGTGTTGACAATGCACAACTTGCAAACGATGGAATTAATATTGGTTCCACGGATGTGAGTCTTGGTGACACGATCACCGATGTGGTTGGGTTAACTTCTCTTGTAGTAGACAACATCAAAATCGACGGTAATACCGTTAGTACTACAGACTCTAATGGTATCATGTATCTTGACCCGAACCCGACTGGGGATTCTGGGGACGTATACATTCTTGGAAATTTAACCGTCCAAGGCACCACTACAACCATCAACTCAACAGAGTTGACCATTAATGATCTTAAGATCACACTTGCGGACTCCGCTGCAAATGCAGCTGCCGCTGACGGTGCGGGTATCGCAATTGGTGGTGCAAACGCAGAATTCACTTATGCCGCTACGGGTGATAAGTGGGTTGCAAACAAACCTCTAGATGTTACAGGTGCACTTACTGTTGCGGGTAACGTAGAGGCAACGTCTCTCACTATTAACGGTGTCACATTTGAACAACTGGTTGATAGTGAAGTTGCAAACCTTCTGACTGCTGGAGAAGGTATTGATTTAACATATAACGATGGTACAAATGAACTAACCATCGCAGCAGAACTCGCCACGGTAAGTAACCTTGGCGTTGCGTCATTTGATTCGGATCAGTTTACTGTCACGTCTGGTGCGGTAACTATCTCCACGTTGGATGGCGGTACATATTAAAATCCCTTTATAGGGTCTAAAGGATGACAAATGTCAAATACTACGTTCCGGCTTAAAAGGAGTGCCGTAGCGGGTAAAATACCAACTGTAGGTCAGCTTGCGCTGGGTGAAGTTGCGATTAACACATACGATGGTAAACTGTACATCAAGAAAGATGTCAATGGAACAGAGTCCATTGTAACAGTAAATCCATCCGCAACTACTACCGCCCTAACCGAATTTTACTATGAAGCAGCTGATTCTGGACAGACGGCTTTTACTGGCGCGGATGAAAATGGGTTAACCTTAACGGTTACCCCCGCTCTAATAGATTTGTATCTCAACGGTGTTCTACTTGATCCTAATGTAGACTACGCCGTTGATAGTGACAGAACCACAGTCACGTTGACAGCGGGAGCGGATTCTGGTGATAAGGTCCAGATCGTTAGTATTACGAATGACATCCAGATCCAAGAATACAACTATACTGCGACTGCTCTCCAAACAACATTTACTGGTTCTGACAACAATACAAGAACTCTTAATTATGCGGCAGGATATCTTCAGGTCTATAACAACGGTGTCTTACTTGACCCCAACATAGACTACACTGCCTCGAATGGTACAAGTGTTGTTTTGACAACAGGCGCGACTGTAGGTGACTACCTTCAGATTTTCGCATTCCCTCAGTTCAATACTTCATCAAGTACCTTTAACGAATATTTCTTCGAACCGACTGAAGGTCAGACGGTTCTTAGTGGTGTAGACACAGAAGGTAACACACTACAATATAACGCCGGTTCTATCAAGGTGTTTAACAACGGTGTGTTGATGAATCCGGATACGGATTACACTGCAATAAACGGAACTTCGGTGACGTTTACTGTAGGACTTGCGGGTACAGATGAAGTACAGATAAACTCTTACCCGACACCAGACGCAAGACCGTCTTACGAGGATGTAAAGGTTGATGCGGGTATTTACATTGGGGGAACAACAGACGCCTACCTGATGGAAGAATACAAGACCGGAAGTTTCACTCCGGTTATTGCGGGTTCTACATCGGCAGGAACAGGAACATACGCTACGCAAGTTGGACGATATAACCGAATAGGGGATACCGTCAACTTTACATTACAACTTGTGTGGAGTGGACATAATGGTACGGGAGACATCAAGGTTACGGGACTACCCTATACCTCAGAGGACTCTTCGGGACAACATTATGTATTTTCGGCGGCAACTGATGGGGGACTATCATATACAGACGGGGACACATTGGTTGCACGATTACAGGCAAATTCAAGTGAAATAACATTGGAGACAGAGGACGGCGCTGGTAACAACAGTGGAGTAACGATGGATTCAAGTGGTCGGGTTAATATCACCGGCCTGTATTTCATTTAAGTATAAATAGAAGAGAATGTTGGATATGACCAACACGAAATGAGTTAAAGGGAACGACTAATGGCACAATCAAAAGCGAGATATTTGTCAAGTCTTCTGACAACATCTGGTTTTGTAAAAGACGATAGGTCGCAACTGGCGGGTTCGGATGGTACGATTGATGTAATCAATCTACCCACAATACCCAATAGTTCGCTAGAGAACTCTACTACGACCATCAACGGAACGTCCATATCATTGGGGGACTCCAATTCCTTTACAACAGATGCGTTTTCAGAGGGTAACAATAATCTATACTACACGTCAGTAAGAACAGATTCGGATGCGAAGAATGCGATATCGGGTGGAACTGGTATCACATACAACGCTTCGACTGGTATTATTGAAGTTACGGCTACAGGGGTTACCGCTGGGACTTACGGTAGTGCAACACTCGTTCCCGTTGTCACTGTCGATTCTCAGGGTCAAGTTACCTCTATCACAACCGCTACTGCCGCGACCCTAGACTCATTTGGATATAATCCGACTAACGCAAAACTTACAATTACTGCAAGTGATACGACTACGTATGAAGCAGACGTTACTCTTGCACCTTTTAGTACTGCGGATCTTCAAGAAACCACAAACCTGTACTACACACAATCTCGTGTAGACAGTGCTTTCGATGCAAGACTCGCCCAGAAAAATACCGGCGACCTTTCGGAAGGTAGTAATCTTTACTATACAACGAATCGTTTTGATAGTGACTTCTCTGATAAGTCAACCACAAATCTGTCCGAAGGGACCAATCTGTATTATACGGACGCTCGGTTCGATAGTGCATTTGGAACTAAAACAACGACGAACGTTGCGGAAGGAACTAACCTTTATTATACAGACACTAGGTTTGATACAAGACTCGCTACAAAAACGACTTCGGATATCTCTGAGGGAACCAACCTGTACTACACAAACGGTAGGTTCGACTCAGACTTTGGACTGAAGACAACCAACTCTTTATCTGAAGGTAATACCAACCTATACTTCACGGACACCCGTGCACGTAACGCAATTGGTGCACAACAGAATGGTGGAGATGGAACGTTCTCCTATGACTCCGCCTCCGGTAGATTTACCTTTATTGGTCCTTCTGCAACAGAGGTTCGTGCACACCTTGTACAGGGTACGGGATTAACGTATGACTCCGCTTCGGGTGTATACTCTATTACTGCGAGTGGTGTAACTAGTGGTACGTATGGTGGTGACTCTTCTGTTGTTCAACTTTCGATCAACGCACAGGGTCAGATAGACAGTGCGAAGGCCATTACACTCAACACCAGTAACATGACAGAAGGGACAAATCTCTTCTACACGGATACTAGGGCCCGTAACGCACTCAACGTTGGTGGTGATCTGACATACGACTCAAGTACAGGACAACTTACTTTCACAGAAAGAACAGACGCAGAAGTAAGAAATCTTCTGTCAGTATCAGGTGACTTAACGTATGACAGTGCAACCGGACAATTCTCTTTCACAGAAAGAACGGACGCAGAAGTCCGTGGTCTTATCTCTGCAAGTGGTGGTGTAAACTACAATAGTTCTACTGGTAACATCTCTATCGATTCTTCGGAAACTAGAGCATTGTTCTCTGGTGGTACTGGAGTCACAATCACAAACGGTTCTGTCGCAATCGGACAGGCTGTTGCAACAACAAGTGACGTAACGTTCGCCAAGATCACAGGTGACTCTGCATCTATTGGACAGATTAACTTCAAGACTAACTGGGCAGACAGTCACATTGGATTCGCTGAAGGTGCAATGTGGTATGATCCACATCACAAGAATCTAAATTTCTACACAGACGTAGACGTAGCAATTGAACTTGGTCAACAGGTCATGGAACGAGTGTACAATGACACTGGTTCTACGATCTCAAAGGGTAAACCCCTCTACTACAGTGGTAACAGAACAGCAGATGATGGTAGGGAATGTCCTACCGTTGCACTTGCAAATGCAACAGATGACTCCAAGTATAACGTACAAGGTCTCGCTGCAGAAGACATTGCGGATGGTACGTATGGTATGATCTGCGTTGCGGGTGTACTGAATGACTTCGACACCTCGCATCTAACCGCTGGTCAAAACTTCTTTGCGGGTCTGACAGATGGTGCAACTCAGAATGCATCTCCCACATACCCGAACTATCCAATGTGTTTGGGTTGGGTTATTGAATCCTCTGTCACAAACGGTAAGGTTATTATAAACCAACAGAACCACTCTGTCAATAGTTTCCGTGTAAGAACTTCTGCACACATTGGTGATGACCTACAGGTCGATGGTAACCTCACAGTATTGGGTACTCAGACTATTGCGTCTTCGGAGAACGTCTCTATCGGTGCGGCGTTTAACTACCTCAACGCTGGTGACACAATCGGTGAGACCAACACCGCCTTTACGGGTAGTGGTCTGGACGATGCGTACTTTGCAGGACACTTCTCTGGAACTGCATCTACAAACTTCTATGTGAAGATTGGTACAACAGGGACACCCGATCAGTTTGAATGGGGTTATGATTCCGCATCACCTCAGGCAACCGGAATCAATATCACGGGTGGTGATCAGTTACTTGACGCCGGTATCTCTATCAACTTTGGTGCGACAACTGGTCACACCACAGGTGATAAGTGGACTGGTACTGCCGCTCCTACAGACGTAGACACTGGTTTCTTCTCTAACAGAAACACGGGTGGTACGGGTGTTGGATATACCCACGTGGGTATGTTCTACGATGTGTCCGCAAGTAGATGGAGACTGGTTGACGAATACTATCCAGAACCTTCTGGTTCAATCGATATCACGGACTCTTCTTTCTCCGCCGGTATCCTTGTAGTTGACACATTAGAAGGTAATGTGACAGGTAATGTGACAGGTACGGTGTCAGGTAACGCTGGGTCTGCAACCATTCTACAGAACTCACGTAACTTCTCTATTACGGGAGACGTGACTGCGAGTGCGGTTTCGTTTAACGGAAGTGGTAACGTAACCCTCACTGCAACTATTGACAGTGATGGTATCAACCACCTGAAGACCGACGATCTTCCTGAAGGGTCAACCAATCTGTACTACACAGACACAAGGGCCCGTAACGCTCTGAACGTTGGTGGTGACTTAACTTACGATTCTGCAAGTGGACAATTAACATTCACTCAGAGAACAGACGCTCAAGTTCGTGGACTGATCAGCGCGGGTGGTGACCTAAGTTACAACTCTGGTACTGGTGTGATGAGTTTCACTGAACGTACCGATGCAGAAGTAAGAGGGTTGGTAAGTGCAGGTGGAGACTTATCCTATAACTCTGGGACGGGTGTGTTCTCATTCAGTGAGACATACTCTACCGCAAACGAACTCTTGACTGCAATCAAAACTGTGGATGGTGCAACATCCGGCCTAGATGCAGACTTACTTGATGGTCAACACGGTTCTTACTACAGGATCAACGTGTATAATTCTAGTGGAACTTTGTTGAACTAAAGGAATAACAAATGGCGACACCAAATACTAGAGACGAGTTTATAGATTATTGTTTACGTGCACTTGGACATCCGGTCATCGAAATCAATATAGATGACGAACAACTGGATGACAGGGTTGATGAGTCTTTGCAATGGTTTCGGGAACATCATCCGGATGGGTCTCGCCGTTTCTACGTGTCTCATCAATTGTCACAGACGGACATCAATAATGGATATCTGGATCTGGGGAATACAGACATTAACACTGTGGTCCGTATGTTCCCTGTTAATACTGTGTCACAAACAACCAACTTCTTCGACATCAAATATCAGATGATGTTGAACGATATCACCGATCTAAATAATTATGCCGGTGATATTGCGTACTACGAAATGTTGCAACAACACCTGTCTCTACTTGATATGAAACTAACGGGTATGCCCGAAGTGACATTTTCAAAACAAGAGAACCGACTCTACTTCTATATGAGTAGCGAGAAGGTGAGTGTGGGTGACTATGTTGTTATTGAGGTTTACGGTATTCGAACTCCGTCTTCTGGTAGTTCGGACTACTTGTCTCTGTGGAACCACAAGTTCCTAAAAGAATACACAACTGCAATCATCAAAAAACAGTGGGGACAGAATTTATTGAAATTTGAAGGGATGCAACTTCCTGGCGGTGTCACCATATCTGGGCGACAAATCTACGAGGATGCACAAACTGACATCGAAAGAATCTTAACTAAGTTTAGGGAAGAGGAAGATGTTGGACCTATGTTCTTTATAGGATAACAGTATGCCAACCAACCCATATATCAGTCAGTCTGTAAAGAGTGAACAGAACTTATACGAAGACTTGGTGATTGAGTCACTGAAGTTTTACGGACAAGACGTATACTACATTCCACGAGAGATCGTCAATAAAGATAAAGTCTTTCTTGATGACGTTCCGTCACGCTTCACTGATGCGTATAAGGTGGAGATGTATATTGAGAACGTGGAAGGATGGCAGGGTGAGGGTGACTTGTTTACGAAATTCGGTATTGAGTTGCGTGACCAAGCTACCTTTGTTGTTGCACGTAGACGTTGGAAGAAACTGATCGGTGACTATCTGACCGAAAATAACTTCCGTCCACGTGAGGGTGATGTAATCTACACACCATTGTCAGAGTCTATCTGGCAGATCACTAAGGTAGAAACCGAAACTCCTTTCTACCAACTCAGTCAACTACCTACGTTCAGACTTCAGTGCGAACTCTTCGAGTACAGTGACGAAGACTTTGACACGGGTATCGACGATATTGACATCATCGAATATGAGGGTGCATATCAGTATGCACTGACAATGCATCCTAATGATACTACGGGTAGTATCGCCGCCGCAACCGTTGATGGATTGGATTTCAACGGAGGTATTACAGGACTTACAGTTACTCACGCCGGTGCGGGATATGATAGTGCGGGTGCGGTTGTTGCAACATTCTCTGGTTTCGACTCGGCCGGTAACACCGCTAAGTTCGGTGAAAACTCTATCAACATGTCCCTCTCTAGAGGTATTGAAGGTAACGATCTTAAACTCATCGACAGTAGTGGTTTTGTCGAATACTTCCTGAGACTCAATGCATATCCGACTTCGGGTCAAGGTGCCATGTTCACCATTGGTGGTGGACAAGACGGAGGTACTAAACAGTATATCTTTGGTGTCGGTTCAGGCGGAGGTATTGTATACTCTCGTGCAGACAATGAGGGAGACTCTGCACAAATTGTTGGTGGTGTCACTCTCAGTTTGGGATCTTGGAACCACATAGGTATCGGTCAAGACAGCGATACCATGTACATGTTCATAAACGGAAGTAGAGTCACACCAAACGTTACCCTTCCAAATACTGCGGACTTTATCAGTGGTACGTATTCGTTTGGTGCGGTTGCCGCCCGTGATCTGGATGGTATATCTTATGGTGGTCTCTCCGGTCACATCGATGAGATCAAGGTTTCTGCGGGTACAGAAAATCAGATTCTCGCAAGTCGTTATTCCGGAGACTCCGACACAATCACTGTTCCTACTGTAGAACATGATAGTGACTCAAGAACATCTCTACTTGAACACGCTAACGGAACTCTACCTACGGTTACTGCGGTGTTGAACTCTTCGGGTGGAATTGGATCTTTAACAGTAGACACTGCTGGTTTCAACTACAACGGTACACCTACTGTATCTTTCAATACACCTGTAAACGGAGGAAACTTCGCTACGGGACAGATCGTTACTCAGGTATTCCCTACATACACAATGAAGGGCGAGGTAACAGACTGGTCAGATTCAGATCGTGTACTGCAACTCGCACACGTAGGTGCGACAGACGGGAAGTTCCACGAGTTCAATACAACACGCATGGTTACTAGTGGTTCGGTGCAACACGTTCCTTCATTGGTGACTGAGTTACAGGAGATTCAGAATACCGCACAGAATAAGATATTCGATGACTTTGAGGGCGACTTCTTAGACTTCTCAGAAAGTAACCCGTTTGGAGATATGAGTTAATGTTTGGTACTTGGTTTTACAACAAGAGAGTGAGGACTGCGGTATCCGTATTCGGATCGTTGTTCAATAACCTTTATGTCCTAAGACAGAACGCAAGTGGACAGACTATATCTACCGCTAAGGTTCCTCTGTCCTATGCACCCCGAAGAGACTTTATCGAAAGACTTGAAGCCATGCAGAGAGGTGAAGAGGCAGAACGTAGAGTTGCAGTCAAACTACCTAGAATGTCTTTCGAGATCACCAACATGCGGTATGACTCACTCAGACAGTTACCCAAGGTAAACTCTTTCTACGAAAACGTAGCGGGAGATGATTACAAACGTAAACGGGTGTACACATCTGTACCCTACGACATCGACTTCCAACTCAGTGTGTTTGCAAAGACACAAGATGATGCACTACAGATTGTAGAACAAATCATTCCATACTTCAACCCACAGTATTCAATTACTGTAAAACCCTTTGCGGATGAGATGAATATTAAAGAGGACGTGCCAATCGTCCTCACAGGAATAACCTTTCAAGATACCTACGATGGACCTTTAGAGACAAGAAGGACAATCGTTTATGATCTAACCTTCACCATGAAACTGTCTTTCTATGGACCGGAGAAAACTCAGAGTATTATTAGAGAGGTTAATAACAATCTGTATCTCATGGGTGCAGACAGTGACACCTTTATTCATAACATAAATATTACACCGGATCCAATTGATGTGAGTCCGGATAGTGACTATGGTTTTAATGTACAGTATTTGGATAGCGCCGGATGAGTGAAGACAACAAGAATATAAAGACAGACTACGAGTATTCTAGGGAGACGTATTACGACATCCTTGAGAAGGGACGTGAGTCTATGGATCTGATGATTGAGGTCGCTCGACAGAGTGAACACCCTCGTGCGTTTGAAGTCCTGTCCACCATGATGAAGAACATGGCAGACATCAACGACAAGTTGATGGAACTGAACAAGAAGAAAAAGGACGTAGAGAAAGAGGAACCCAAACAAGTCGGTACTACAAACAACAATCTCTTTATCGGGTCTACGACTGAACTCCAAAGATTTCTACAGAATGAACAAAAGGTGATTGATGCAGAGCCCATACGAGAAGAATAATTACCTTGGTAATCCTAACGTTAAAAAGGATGGGGTTAACGAGGAATGGGATTCTCACAAGGTTTCGGAATATCAGAAATGTATGCAAGATCCCGCATACTTTGCGAAGACCTATGTCAAGATTATATCACTGGATAAGGGACTTGTCAACTTCGACTTGTATCCATACCAAGAGAAAATGTTCCGACACTTCAACGAGAACAGATTTTCTATTGTACTCGCTTGTAGACAGTCCGGCAAATCTATTTCGTCTGTGGTCTACCTTCTATGGTATGCAATCTTTCATCCCGAAAAGACTATTGCAATTCTTGCAAACAAGGGTTCAACTGCAAGGGAGATGTTAGCGCGTGTTACACTCGCCCTTGAAAATTTACCTTTCTTTCTCCAACCGGGCTGCAAAGCACTCAACAAAGGTAGCATCGAATTTTCCAACAATAGTCGTATTATCGCTGCTGCTACCAGTGGCAGTTCTATCCGTGGTATGTCTGTTAACCTTCTATTTCTTGATGAGTTTGCTTTCGTTGAACGGGCTTCTGAATTCTATACTTCTACCTACCCTGTCATCTCTTCTGGAAAGGACACAAAGGTTGTCATCACATCTACTGCAAACGGTATCGGAAACACTTTCCACAAGATATGGGAAGGGGCGGTACAAAAAGTTAATGAGTATCAGGCATTCACAGTAAACTGGTGGGATGTGCCAGGCCGTGATGAGGAGTGGAAGAAACAGACTATATCAAATACATCTCAACTCCAGTTTGATCAGGAGTTCGGGAACACATTTTTCGGGACGGGTGATACTTTAATCAATGCAGAGACTCTGCTTGACTTTCGATCAAAACCGCCAATTGAAGTTCTCGAAGGTGGGAACTTCTTGGTATATCAGACCCCTCAAAAGGGTCACGAATACATCACCTTAGTAGATGTATCAAAAGGTAGAGGGCAGGATTATTCTACGTTTAACGTAATCGACATATCGGTCCAACCTTTTAAACAGGTTGCGGTTTATCGCTGTAACACTATATCTCCAATTCTCTTACCCAACTTTATCTATAAGTATTCGAATCTCTACAACAACGCATACGTAGTAATTGAATCAAATGATGCGGGTTCGGTGGTATGTAATGGATTATATCATGACTTGGAGTATGAGAATGTTCACGTTACCAGTTCAGTAAAAGCGTCTGGTATTGGTATTGAAATGAACCGTAAGGTCAAACGTCTGGGCTGTTCTGCAATCAAGGACATCCTTGAAAACCGCAAGTTGGAAATTGTTGATGAGAATACCATACTAGAGATATCGACGTTCGTATCGAAGGGTCAGTCTTATGAGGCGTCTGAAGGAAACCACGATGATCTCATGATGAACTTAGTACTGTTTGGGTATTTTGTCTCAACGCAATTCTTTGCAGATATGACCGACATCAACATCAAACAAATGTTATTTGAAAGAAGAATGAAGGAGATCGAAGACGATGTACCCCCATTCGGTTTTGTTGATACTGGATTAGAAAATATAGTTGAGGAACCGATTATAGAAAATGAGTGGCAAGTCTGGAAACAGGATAACTGGTGAAATTCTCCCTTTTTATAAATAAAAGTGTTGAATAGACCCGTATCATGTTAAACTCATAATTTGTAAACGAAAAAAGGAAAACAGTCATGGCATTAACCACACCGTCTGCTTCTCCTGCAATCACAGTCAAAGAGATCGACCTCTCAGGATTCGCTCCTAATGTCACAACTTCGACTGGTGCGTTTGTAGGTAAGTTTCGTTGGGGCCCGGCAGAGGAACGCACACTAGTAGCAGATGAAGCTGGTCTAGTGCAAGTTTTCGCCGCACCTAATGAAGATCATGCGACAGACTTTTTGTCTGCCGTGTACTTTTTAAAGTACTCAAACTCGTTGTTTGTTGTACGTGGTCACAATGGTTCTAAAAACGCACATTCCGGTTATGCCGCGGATGTGAACACCAGTGACTCCGGAGACAACATCGTAGTAAAAAACACTAATCACTTCGATACCACAGTCAAGAGTTCTCTCAATGCATCCACCAATAACTCTGGTGCATTCATTTCGAGATTCCCTGGCGCTTTGGGTAACGGACTTTCAGTAACATTCTGTCCTGCCGACAGTGCAGATCGTTACTTTAATCAATGGGACTATCGTGGTTCCTTTGACCGTGCACCCACTTCAAGTTCTTGGGCGACAGATCGTTCAGGTACTTTGGATGAAATCCACGTTGCGGTTATTGACCGCAAGGGTGAATTCACAGGTACGCCTGGCTCGGTACTCGAAACCTTCCCACACCTTTCAGTTGCAAAAGGTGCGGTATCTACAGAAGGTGAACCACAGTACGTGGTAGACGCCATCAACCAGTCTTCTGGATATATCAGAATGTCTGGTTACTTTGATGGTGACTCTGCATTCTCTTCCACTCTTGCTGGTGGACAGGGTATTGGTCAGTACTGGGGAACCACTCCTGAAGTAGATTCCGCTACTAACTTTAGTACAGGAACTTCTGGATGGTTGAATTGGGACTCAGACAATAACGCACTCATCAAACTTTCGAATGGTGCAGATGACACTGACTTCACCGCTGGTGATATTGGTACTGCATTCGACTTGTTTGAAGATACAGAGAACGTCACAGTAGACTTCCTGATCTCACCTGTAGGTAACGGATCAGTGAATGACAGTGACGCTGTTACTATTGTCAATGATCTTAACGGTATCGCACAACAGACTCGTAAAGACTGTGTTGTCGTGACTTCACCTAAGCGTAATGATACTGTTGGTGTCGCCGCTGGCACTGCGGTTTCCAATGCGGTTACGTTTGCAAATAGTTTGACAAACTCATCGTACCTAGTAGTCGATAACAACTACCTCAAGGTTTTCGACAAGTACAATGACAAGTATGTCTTCATTCCTGCTGCATCATCTACTGCTGGTCTTATGGCTGCAACAGATGCGGTGGCCGCTCCTTGGTTCTCCCCTGCTGGTCAACGTAGAGGTAATTATGTCGGTGTAACCGATCTTGCAATTACTCCTAACAAGACTCAGAGAGATACATTGTATAAGGCGGGTATTAACCCCATCGCCAACATTCCTGGCGCTGCAATCGTACTCTTCGGGGATAAAACCCATGAGAACAGACCTTCTGCATTCGACAGAATCAACGTTCGTAGATTGTTCCTTGCACTGGAGCGTTCAATCGCTGCCGCTGCGAAGAACATCCTGTTTGAATTCAACGACGAGTTTACTCGTGCAGAATTCGTGAACGTTGTCGAACCTCTGTTGCGTGAGATCAGGGGTCGAAGAGGTATCACAGACTTCCGTGTTGTATGTGACGAAACAAACAACACGCCCGCTGTGGTCGATAGAAACGAATTTGTCGCTTCCATCTTTATCAAACCCGCACGTTCAATCAACTACGTAACACTGAACTTTGTTGCAGTTAGAACGGGTGTCCAGTTTGATGAAGTTGTGGGTGCGGTCTAAGATAACAGGAGCTTAAGAAATGGCAATTTTAGGAGTAGATGACTTCAAGTCGAAGTTAAGAGGTGGTGGCGCTCGCGCCAACATGTTCAAGGCGACTGTTAACTTCCCCGCATATGCAGGGGGAGATGTGGAACTCACATCTTTCCTATGTAAGGCGGCACAGTTGCCCGCATCCGAAATGGGGGTTGTTACAATCCCGTTTCGTGGTAGACAGTTGAAGATCGCCGGTGACCGTACCTTCGGTACGTGGACCGTGACTATCATCAACGATACGGACTTCTTGGTACGTAACTCACTCGAACAGTGGATGAATGGTATTAATTCTCACCAAGCAAACACTGGTCTTACCAACCCCGTTGACTATCAGGCTGACCTGATCGTTGAACAGTTGGACAAGGATGGGTCAACTATCAAGACATATAATTTCCGTGGGTGTTTCCCAACTAACGTTGCGGCCATCGACGTGAATTATGAAACAGTAGATGCGATTGAGGACTTCACTTGTGAATTCCAAGTCCAGTACTGGGAGTCTAACACTACCAATTAATGGTGGTATAAGTATAAGGTACGGAGGGGTAACTCTCCGTACCTTCTTACTATAGTAGAGTTTGGAATATATGGCAGAGAACAACGGTATCAAACTTTTTGGATTCGAGTTAAAGAGGATCCAGAAGAAAGATAAAGAACAGGAAAAACTCCCCTCTATTGTCCCGAAACAGGATGATGATGGCGCGGGGTATGTAACTGCCAGTGGAGCCCACTTCGGTCAATATATTGACATGAATGGGAACGAAGCGAAAGACAATGCAGAACTCATCAAAAAATATCGTGGTATCGCAGAACATCCTGAAGTAGATGCCGCCATCGAAGATATTGTTAATGAGTCTATCAGTGCATCTGATGCAGAGTCATCCGTTGAAATCGTTCTTGATAAGGTAGAGGCACCCGACAGAATTAAGAAACTGATTGTTGAAGAATTTGACAATGTATGTTCTATGATGAACTTCAATGATCACGCCCACGATATCTTTAGATCGTGGTACGTTGATGGTCGTATCGTACACCATCTAGTAGTAAACGAATCAAACCTCAAGGCGGGTATTCAAGAGATCCGGTCAATCGACTCCTCTAAGATCCGCAAAGTAAAAGAGGTCAAATACAAAAAGGATCAAAAGACAGACGCCAAAATCGTTGATAGTGTAAATGAGTTTTACATCTATCAAGAGAAGGCGGGTGCGAACCAAGGCATCAAATTGTCTCCGGATTCTGTTTCGTATGTGACTTCGGGTCTACTTGACCCTTCTCGCAAACGTGTAGTGTCTTATCTACACAAGGCAATTAAACCCGTCAACCAGTTAAGGATGATGGAAGACTCTCTGGTGATCTATCGTCTCGCACGTGCACCTGAGAGAAGAATTTTCTATATCGACGTTGGTAACCTACCTACGGGTAAGGCAGAACAACACATGAAAGACATCATGTCTCGTTATAGAAATAAGTTAGTCTACGATGCAAACACTGGACAGATCAAAGATGATCGTAAACACATGTCCATGTTGGAAGACTTCTGGTTACCTCGTAGAGAGGGTGGACGTGGTACAGAGATCAGTACCCTGCCTGGCGGGGAGAACCTTGGACAGATAGATGACATCATCTACTTCCAGAAGAAATTGTACCGTTCATTGAATGTACCTATCAATAGACTGGAACAAGAAGCCCAGTTCTCGTTAGGTCGTTCAACAGAAATCAATAGGGACGAAGTAAAGTTCCAGAAGTTTGTTGATAGACTTCGCAGACGTTTCTCTATGATGTTCTTGGGTATTCTGCGTAAGCAACTTGTACTCAAGGGTGTCATCACCG